ACTGGAGAAGGAGGGGATAATAATTATCAAAACATAATAAACAAAGTATTTCCAGAAACCGGAGTAAATGCAATCGTCCAAAAAATACCCGAAAAAGATGGAAGCATATCAGAGGAACTTATAGTGGTTAAATCGAGTTTCGATGGTTCCAGGCCTGGAAGTTCCTTTACTTTTAATGTCCCTGGATCTGCTTTTCTTACCGGATTGAATTTCAAAATAGACGCAAGTGATGAAGTGAAGCAAGATTTTGAAATAAAAGATTCATCTATTTATTTTGGAAAAACTCAAAACGGAGAAAAAATGGTTATGTTAATAGCTGAGAGTGGAGACATAAATCAATACGGATTTTGCAACGAACCATTATATTAAATATGAATATTATAGATTTATCAAATATAGAAGATCCGGATAACGACTACTTTAGGTTGTTTGTGGCAATGGACGCTGATTCTATTTCGACTATTAATATCTATGAGAGCGGAGGTAGTGGGATTATAAGTTACCAGACAAGTTCTGATTACGTTTATTCAATCAAGAGGTTTGCTTATGGAGGAAGCGACCTTAAAGAGCTTGAGGTTTCAGACTCAAGTAGGATAGGATACCCAAGTGGAATTTCCTGGATACCCGGCGACGAGATTTCTTCAATGTCAAACAATGCACTAATAGATGAGTCAAATGAAATATCTGGAATCTTAAATGGATACGTTAGGGCTGGACAGGCGAACCAAATAAAACCCCTAACTCCTAAGGTCTCCTTGAGTGATTCTAGTTACTTATTGTCGGGCAAATATATTCCATCAGATCATTACGAAGAAAGTTGGTGTCCAGACTATAATATTCAAGTGACTAACGTCAACTCGTTGGACGGAAGGATGCCTTTTGTCCAAGTAAAAGAAAGTGATATTCAAAACACGGGTTCGATAACAATAATATCCTCATCACAGAAGGGGAGTATTTTTTCGATGGATATAGGTAGGGACTTCATGGAGGTTGGAGCTGACTTTATAACAAAACTAAATAATATAGATGAAATTAAGCCGGCGCTAAATAACTCTAATCAAAAAAACTCAATGCTAAAGGAGTGGAATAGTATTTTTGCGATAAATGAAAATTGTAATGCTGACTCTATATTTAGTAATAAAAGGAATAGAGATGAAGCTTTTGCTCAACATATGCAGGCATATTTAGATAAAAACTGGTACAATAAAATAAAAGATAATCTCTGGGGGGATTGTATAGATGACGAATCTCTGGATCTAACAACGAGGGACCCTGAATTATTAAAAAATATAATAATGTATCAATTTTATTACTTCGGGACTTCAGATGATATTAGAATAATGGGTGGTAAGAAATATAAATCAATGATAGATTTCACATCGATAAGGTGGCATATCGGACTGGGAGGAATATACGAAAAGTCAAATTCATCTAGAAAGTTAACTCAAGAGCTTTCTTACCTTAGCCCAGTGTCCCTGTACAGAAATATATATAAAGTTATAGGTCTACCTCCAAGAACAACTTATTCATACAATTTACAAAATAATATTAATATTGCTGATTTTATTGATTAATTAATTTATAATATATATATGAAAGATACAGGTAAAAATATTAAAGCTTTATTCGAGCTGGATCCTTCTGCTATTATATGTTTGTATAAGATAGATTTAAAAGGGAAAGGTCAGTATTTATTTCATGCTGGAGAAAATGGATATAAAAATAAGCTAGTATTCAATAGCCAGGAGTACGATTTCTTTCCTATAAAGGCTGACGGCTTTGAGATTCAAGGAGATGGCAGATTGCCCAGACCTAAATTAACATTCACAAACCATCAAGGAGTAATCTCATTGCGCCTGAATCACTTTGACGATTTTATTAATTACAAAGTCACTAGAATAAAAACATTTGTTAAATATTTAGATGCAGTTAATTTTCCTAATAATTTTAATCCTCACGCCGAACCTGATCCTGATGCGGCTTTTGGTGAAGATGTTTTCTTTGTTAATCAAAAAACAAAAGAAGATGATAATATAGTAGAGTTCGAATTGGTTTCACTGCTTGAGTTGCAGAACGCAAGCGTGCCAGCTAGAACAGTATACTCTAATAGTTGTCCTTGGCAGTACAGAGGAGATATAGGTTGTGGATATAAAGGTAAGCCAATATCAAATGGTAAGAATAAAAGGTTTGTGCCAAGCGGTTATAATGAAGATATGGTTGGGCCTGAAGTATATTTTAGCGGCGAATTTAAAACAAAAGAGTTTGCCAAATTTGAGGAAGGAAATGTTTATCCAGATTGGTCTATAACTTCTACCTATTCCAAAGGAGATACCGTTAAGCTAGTCCCTTACGATCATGATTCTTCATTGAATCCTATTGATATTTATGTTTGCCTGAATGATGGTGTTAGGTCGAACCCTATTTACGATACAGAAAATTGGGTTTTAGATGATTGCGATAGAAGTTTATGTGGATGCAGGCTTAGATTCTCAGATTCAGCTACAGGAGCTGGAGGCGGAAAAAGAATTACAGAGAACCCAGAGGGTAAGGATCAGTTCTGGACCGAATCAGAAGAAGGTCTTCCCTTTGGAGGTTTTCCCGGAGTTGACCCTTATGAGTTTAAATAAATGTTTGAGAGAGAAGTCATAGTTCATGCAGAGAGCAATCCAGAAGAAGAAGTGTGTGGATTTATTTTGCTTCATAAAGATTTAACTGTATCAGTTGAGCCCGCAATAAATGAACATTCGGCGCCAAGAGATTGCTTTACAATATCGCCAAAAAGCTTCATAAAACATTCTATAGACAAAACAATAGTAGGAATATACCACTCTCATCCAAGGAGCAACGAGAGGCCTTCTCCGCCAGATATAGCTATGTCTGAGGAAATGGGTATTCCTTATTTAATCTACAGCGTAATAACCAAGAAGTTTTTTCTTTATTACCCCGAAAGCTATGAGCCAGAAAAGCTTACTGGAAAACCTTACATCAAGGGCTTCTTTGAATGCACCTGTATGTTCAAAGACTATTTCAAAAAAGAACTAAACATAAACATATCTAAATGGAACGAAAACTATTGGCTTCCACAAGAAGATAAAGACGCAAATAAACTATTAATAAATATATTAAATAATAATTTAAAAAAAATAGAAGATAAAAAATTACAAAAACATGATGTAATATTATTTCAAGTAAAGAAAAATTTTAGATATCATGTTGGTGTATATTGTGGAGATGATTACTTCTTGCATCAGGCCACTGGTATTTTATCCAGGAGAGAGTTATTGGACGAACGCTGGCAAGCAAAAATAAAAGAAGTGTACAGACATCCATCGTTAGTGTAAATATACATAAGGAAAAAGGATGAAAAGGGTATTTTTACACGGAGAACTCGGGAAAAAGTTCGGTAAGGAATGGAAGCTAGACGTTAGCTCTCCGTCTGAAGCTGTGTCTGCACTGTTCGCTAACGATAGAGAAATAGAATCATACCTTAACAAGAAAGAAAAAGCAGGAATACATTATGGTATAAAAAAAGAGAAAAGCGACAACTTTATAGATCAAGTTGACTACGTATTGCCAACAAAAGAAGATATACATATATTTCCTATGCCGCAAGGATCAGGATTCGTTGGCAGCTTATTCATGATGGCAATTCAGACCGCCGCAAGCATGTATATTTCAAAAAAAATATCGGAAGCAATGGAAAGAGACGACAGCACTCTAGTTGCGCAAACTCAATCGTTTTTATTTAATGGGTCCGATAATAGATACCAGCAGGGGGCAACTGTGCCTCTTGGTTATGGCAGAATGAAAATTGGAAGCAATGTTATATCTTCATGCATTGTTAATTATGATTACGATTCGGAAAAAGGGCAGATTTTTAATTTCAAAAAAGGATTATACAGCCTCGTTCCTAGTTATAGTAAATACTACTTGCCTCAAGGCTGTCTGTTTTCTGCATTCGCGTTGAATTTATTTGATGGAAGTAGCGACTTTAAAGCTTCTGATCCAGCTTATCAATTTTTAAAAAATAACTTACCAACAACTTATTTCGGAGCAAACGATGGAATTTATGGTCAATATACGGATGCTGACACTTATGCGAGATCAGTAACGACAGTGAAGCAGGAGAAAACCGGCAATGCAGTTGCGGGTTATTTTTATTACAACTATAACTGGTTAAAGGGTGTCAATATAGAT